TGGTTGAGCAAATGGGCATCCGTTCGCAAACCCAATACCAACAGCAATTCTTGGCTAACTTGTTCACTGCTGATACTTTGTACGGCGTGGCTGAGTTGCGTGACGACGGTGCTGTGGCTTTGGTTGTTCCTGCCTAATTGAGCTAGATAGGCCCTCCGGGGCCTTTCTCGTTACTTTAAACTCAATTAGATAAATAAAGGAAATAAATCATGGCTGCTGCTACCTCTGTTGTCGTAGAACGTGGTACTAAGCAATTTCAGGGCATGTTCTCTGAAATGTGGAAAGCTACTGGCACATTGAATGTTGCTTCGTTGGCTGACGGTGCTGGTTCTTCTGACACTATCACTATCCCCGGTGTTGCTCTTGGCGACATGGTGTTGGGTTCTTCGTTTGGCGTTGATTTGGCTGGTGTTACAGTGACTGCTTATGTCAGTGCTGCTGATACTGTTACATTCCGTGTCCAGAACGAATCTGCTGGTACTGTTGACTTGGCTTCTACAACCGTTCGTGTGGTTGTGGGTCGTCTGGGTTAAGCATAGAAAACATAGAACAATAACTATAAATAGTTTTACCCCTTCTCTATCTTATACGGAGAGGGGGCTTTTTAAAGACTACATAGTGTGGTGGTTTTTAAAAAGAGAGAGAGAAAAGAAAATGGCTAAATTTAGATGTCTGGCTTCAGGGAACATCGTCGAATTTACTCAACAAGTAGATATTGACAGTATGGTGGGTCACGATGGGTACGTAAAGGTTGAAGAGCAATTGGAAGAAGAGGCTCAAGAGACTGAGGTAACTAAGAAACGTGCTGGTAGACCTCCAAAGAACAAGGACGAATAATCAATGGCAATTTACAGGGGTGATGGAGGAAGCTTAGATGGGCTTGTAGAGTCCGAAGTTGTCCTTATTGCTATTTCTCAAGGCGGTACAGGAGCTTTCACGGCCTCTGGAGCACGTACTAACTTAGGTTTAGGTACTGCCGCTACGACTGCTGCTTCAGCGTACGCTACAGCTGCTCAAGGGGCCTTGGCTGACACAGCTACTCAACCGGGAGATCTCGGTACTGCTGCCGCTGAAGATGTAGACTACTTCGCTACTGCCGCGCAAGGTACATTGGCTGATTCAGCTGTACAGCCCGGTGACTTGGCTACTGTAGCTACTACAGGCTCATATAATGATCTTACAGATCTGCCCACAGCTGGCTCAGGTACTGTTACCTCAGTGGCTATGTCTGTCCCAACAGGCTTGTCTGTCTCTGGTAGCCCTGTAACTACTACAGGTACTCTCGCTGTTACCTACTCTGCCGGTTACGCTATCCCTACGACAGCTAAGCAAACAAACTGGGATACTGCCTACGGTTGGGGAAACCATGCTTCAGCGGGTTACTTAACAAGTGAGACATACACAGGTACAGTCACTAGCGTAGCAGCTACAGTGCCTACAGGGTTTGCTATTAGCGGTACACCTATTACAAGTTCAGGCACATTAGCTCTGACTTTTGCTGCTGGTTATGCGTTACCAACGACTGCAAAGCAAACAAACTGGGACACAGCATACGGATGGGGTAATCACGCTAGTGCTGGTTACTTGACTAGCTACACTGAGACTGATCCAGTATATGTCGCTTCTAGCTGGTACGGCACAACTAATAACTCTACCAACTGGAACACTGCTTACACAGACAGACTGAAGTGGGATGGTGGTGCAACAGGTTTGACAGCCTCTACTGGTCGTACAAGCTTAGGTGCTACAACTGTAGGTAGTAACTTATTTACGCTTACAAACCCATCAGCAGTTACTTTCGTACGTTTGAATGCTGATAACACTGTAAGTACGCTAAGTGCTTCAGACTTTAGGACTGCCATCGGTGCAGGTACTTCAAGCACTACAGGTACTGTCACTAGCGTTGACATGACAGTGCCAACAGGTTTGTCTGTATCGGGTAATCCAGTTACTAGCTCAGGTACTTTAGCTGTTACTTTCTCAGCAGGTTACAGCATACCTACAACAGCTAATCAGACTAACTGGAGTACTGCTTACGGGTGGGGCAATCATGCCTCAGCAGGGTATTTAACATCTTCGTCTACTTTAGACGCTTCTAAACTTTCTGGGACTATCGACGGGGGAACCTACTAACGTACTTAATGTACTGAAGGAAACATATTATGGCAGCAACAATTAAGATTAAAAATAGCTCTACAGCCTCAGCTGTACCTACCTCTAGTGATTTGGTACAAGGTGAGTTGGCTGTTAACGTAACAGATAAGCGTATCTTCACTGAGAATGCTTCAGGTACTGTCGTTGAACTAGGTACTAACCCTAGCACCTTGACAGTTACCTCCGGAGCTACTATCCAAGGTTTGACAGTAGGCAAAGGCGCTGGCTCAGTAGCTACCAACACTGCGGTGGGTGCTAGTGCTTTGGCGGCTAATACAACTGGTGCATATGAAACTGCGGTAGGGTATCGTGCCCTAAAGTCAAATACTACTGGCAACAGCAACACAGCGGTTGGCGCTTATGACGTAGCTGCTGGATTTGGTGGCGCGCTTGAAACTAACACCACAGGTTCGTACAACTCAGCTTTTGGATCTGGTGCTTTACAAGGCAACTCAACTGGCGGAAATAACACTTCTGTAGGTTACGCAGCACTCCAAGCCAACACCACAGCCTCAAGCAACACCGCAGTAGGCTATCAAGCAGCTTACACAAACACAACAGGCTCTGTTGTAACTGCTCTTGGCACTCGTGCTCTCTATACAAACTCAACTGGCACAGACAGCACAGCGGTTGGCTATGCAGCTTTGTACGCAAACACTACAGGTTCAAACAACGTTGCCGTAGGCCATCAAGCCATTCAAACAAACACCACAGGGTCATCAAACACTGCTGTAGGTAACTTTGCACTTCAAGCTAGCACCACAGCTTCATACAACGTAGCGGTAGGTTATCAGTCAGGCTATAGCAACACAACCGGTCAATACAACAACTTTATTGGTTGGGCTTCTGGCTACGCAAACACCACGGGCAGTTCTAATACATCGTTAGGTCACGGCTCACTTCAGAGCAACACCACAGCCTCTTACAACACCGCTGTTGGTTATCAAGCTGGTTACTCAAACACCACAGGCACTCCAAACACTTTCTTGGGAGCGTATTCTGGTTACAGCAACACAACTGGAACATACAACACGCACTTAGGTAGAGAAGCTGGCTATTCCACAACAACTGGCGCAAATAACGTATCAATAGGTAATGGTGCGTTTTATTCCAATTCAACAGGTAGTAGCAATACTGCTTTAGGTGGCAACGCACTTCAAGCCAACACCACAGCAAGCAACAACACCGCTGTTGGTTATCAGGCGGGGTATACATCAAACCGAACTGCTGATGCTTTTGGCTACAACGTATTTGTTGGCTCTGGTGCTGGATATTCAGCAACTACTGGACAGAACAATACTTTTGTTGGCGGCTATGCAGGTAACGCTGTAACTTCTGGCTCCAAGAACACCATCCTTGGTCGATATGACGGTAACCAAGGCGGCTTAGACATTCGCACAGCAAGCAACTACATCGTGCTGTCTGATGGGGATGGGAATCCGGCTGCATTTTGGGATGGAACAGGTACTACTAATATTGGTGGGCAAGGCCGTAACAATGACGGGCGCGTTCAACTGTATGGCAAAGAGGCATCTGGTTATGGCCCTACTGTAATTGGCTTCACTAACACTCTTTCGACGGGCACAGTTCGTTGGTGGACAGGTTCACGTTCATACGTCAAAGGCGGAACTGACTACGATAGCTACTGCGTTGCATCAGGCCCTACTGCTTCTGGTGGTGTGTATCTAGCCAATGGCGCAACATCATGGGCTTCAGCTTCCGATGAGCGTTTGAAGGACATCATTGAGCCAATTACAGACGCAGCAACCAAGGTGTCAACACTTCGCGCTGTGATTGGCAAGTACAAAACAGATGAAGAAGGTACTCGCCGACCATTCTTGATCGCGCAAGACGTTCAAGCTGTGTTGCCAGAAGCAATTACAGAAGGCCGCGATTCAAAAGACGACGAGACAGACTATTTGAATCTTGCGTACACCGAAGTCATCCCACTTCTGGTCGCAGCAATCAAAGAACTCAAAGCAGAAATTGACCAACTGAAAGGTAACTAATCATGGAAAACCAAATCACAACCGAAGAAATCGCTCGCCACTACAGCGCAGCTTTGGACAGCGTAGCCCTCATCAACGGCACTAAGCCAGAGAACACCACAGACGAGGAATGGGCAGATACTGTTGCTCGTAACAAAGAGCACCTGAACATAATGCTGGCTAAAACTTTCTGGACTACGGAAGATTTGGCTCCATTGCAAGCTGCTGCCGTGGGTGAGTGATGGCATCAGAACATGCGGCAACTGAGACAGGGATCGCTATAGCAACTAAGGCAGCACCTCCGGTGACAGTGAGTTTAGCTACTGTGGCTGGTTATCAGGTATCTGAGTTAGTTCTATGGGCTACTCTGATCTACACCACGTTACTTATTGGACATAAAGTGTATCAAATTTACACAGATGTTACCAAAAGTATTGACAAAACTGAATAAATATAGTAGGATACTAATATGGCAACCAAGAAACAAAACGCTAAAGTAGGTAAGGTCATGGGTGAGTACAAAGAAGGTACTCTCCATAGTGGCAAAGGCGGCCCTGTCGTTACCAACCGTAAGCAAGCTATCGCTATCGCCATGAGCGAGGCTAAGATGCCTCAACGTGGTCAACGTACAGCTAAGAACAAAGCCAAGAAGACTAAATGAGATCCATCACCCAAGGCGGTAACTTAACCGCTAATACCGCTACGACAATCTACACAGTTCCAACTGGCTACTACGCTAAGTGGAACTTGATGTACTTGTTGAATGGTACAGGGTCTACTAAGAATATTTCTGTCACTTGGCACGACCATAGCGCCAATACCAACATCAGTATTCTGAGCGATTACGGTCTTACCTCTAAGAACTACTTTAAGCTTGATGGTGGGGCTTATATGGTCTTGGAAGCAGGGGACTACATTACCATGACTTCAGAAGCTGGCAGCACTATGTCTTATATCTGCACCTTTGAAGTTGAAAAGAAAGAGGGCCTATAAAACATGGCTACATACTTAGATACAGTTAATAATGTGCTTCGTAGGCTGCGTGAACCTACAGTGCAGAGCGTTGACGATACTCCTTACTCCTCTATGATTGGTGTCTTGGTCAATGATGCCAAGCGTGAAGTCGAGGATGCAACTGAGTGGAATGCTTTGTCTTCTACTGTAACAGTTAGCACAGTTGCAGGTACTTATAACTACACTTTAACAGGTGCTGGTACTCGTTTCCGTGTCATTGATGTGGTTAACGACACAAACAACATCTTGTTGCAGAATGCGCCTACTTCTTGGATGACTCAACGCTTCTTGTTCACTTCGGACAATGATAGAGGCAGTCCAATGTACTACAACTTTAACGGTGTAGACACTAACGGAGACACACAGGTTGACCTTTTTGAGCGTCCTGATGGCGTTTACTCTATTCGTTTTAACTTGGTTATCCCCCAAGCTGAACTGTCTACTAACACAACACGTGTCTTAGTTCCTGCTCACTTGGTAGCTATGTTGGCATACGCTAAAGCTATCGCTGAACGTGGTGAAGACGGTGGTAACTTATCCTCAGAAGCTTACGCTTTGTACAAGAATGCTTTGGCTAACGAAATTGCCATTGAGCGTAATCGTTACTCTGAAGAGATGAACTGGATTGCACCCTAACTATGGCTGAACAACTCGTAGGATCATCCATTGCAGCTCCCGGCTTTAAGGGGATCAATACTCAAGACAGTTCCGTAACTCTTGAGTCAGGGTTTGCCACGATTGCTAGTAACTGTGTCATCGATAAGTTTGGTCGTATCGGTGCTCGTAAAGGCTGGTTAGCTAAGAACTCTACCAACACTGATTTAGGTAGCAACCCTATCCAAGCCATTGGTGAGGTTATTGACAACTCAGGTAACAGCTACATCATCTGTGCAGGTAACAATAAGCTGTTTAAGCTCTCAGGCGGTATGCTAACTACATTGACATACGGTGGTGGTGGATCAGCTCCGACAATCACTACAAATAACTGGCAGATGGCTCCTTTGAATGGAGTCCTTTACCTGTATCAAGGCGGTTACGATCCTTTGGTGTTTGATCCTGCTGTTTCCACGACTACCTTCCGTAGAGTGTCAGAAAAGACTGGTTACTTAGGTACAGCTGAGCAGAATAACGTAGCTATCAGTGCCTTTGGTCGTATCTGGAGCGGCGGTAACACTACAACAAAGAGCATTATTCAATTCAGTGACCTCTTGGCTGGTCATGTCTTGTCTACAGGTACATCAGGTACTATTGACCTCGGTGAAGTATGGCCTAACGGTACAGACGAGATCACTGCTTTGGCTGCTCATAACGGCTTCCTGTATGTCTTTGGTCGTCGTCAGATCCTAGTGTACAGAGACGCTGCTGATCCTGCTGCTATGAGTTTAGCTGACACAGTATCAGGTATTGGCTGCTGTGCTCGTGACTCAGTTGCTCTTACAGGTACTGATGTTCTCTTCCTGTCTGACAGCGGTGTTCGTAGTCTCTCACGTACAATCCAAGAGAAGAGCGCTCCTTTCCGTGACATTAGCGCTAACGTGCGTGATGACTTGGTGGAAGATCTTAACGCAGAGACTTTGGCTAACATCAAGTCTGTGTACTCAGATAGCAACGCTTTCTACTTGATTACATTCCCTGCGTCTAATAAGACATATTGCTTCGACACACGAGCTGTCTTGCCTAATGGTGCTGCAAGAGCCACAACGTGGAGTCTAGTTCCTAAAGCCTTGTACTCTAATCGTGCCAAAGAAGTCCTCATGGGATTCACGAGCTACGTAGGCTACTACACCGGTAACTTAGATCGTACAGATACCTATCGTATGGCTTACTATTCTAATTGGTTTGATTTGGGACAGTCTCAGACAATCAAGATCCTGAAGAAGTTAGGCTTTACTCTCATCGGTGGTAATCATACTAACGTCATTGTTAAGTACGCTTTCGATTACACGCCTATGTATCAGACTAGAAACATTACTATGGGTAATAGGTCTATATCTGAGTGGGGAACTGCTGAGTGGGGCTTAGCTGAGTGGACAGCTGGTGTTGTCTTTGATAATCAGCGTATTCAAGGCTCAGGTAGTGGTACTGTGTTCCAGTTCGGCATTGAAGTGGACATCAACAGTTTTGAGTTAAGCGTCCAGAAGATGGATGTATTCGCTAAATTAGGACGGACAATATAATATGAGTAACTATACTATTGCAGTAGATTTTGCAGCTAAGGATGCCTTGGCTACAGGTAACGCATCTAAACTTGTTAAAGGCACTGAGATAAGTGCTGAATTCGAAGCTATCGCTACAGCTGTCAACTCTAAGGCTGATGCTGCTAGTCCTGCTTTGTCAGGTACTGTTAGCGGTACTTACACTGTAGATTGTGGAACATATTAAGAGTGTAAAGACACCCGTGGTCTTACGTCAAGACTACGTGATGTACTTGGAGCTATACGACGATCTTTTATGGTTTCACACAGACGTAAAGAAATGGTCTGTAGAGATAAAAAGAAACTTTAAATGTGATCTCTATAGACTATTAGATTTAGTTGGAATGCCTTTAATAGCTTTTGTACAGAAGGACAACAAGAAATTGGCTAAGTTTGGTGAAACCTTAGGATGGGTTAAAAAGGAAACAGTTATGAAAGATGGTAACGTGACAGGCTATATTTACGGATTGGGGTATTAAGATGGGTGACATAATCTCTTCAACAGCAGATCTTTTTGGCTTAGGCCCTGCTAGTAAACAAGCTGAAGCTACTACCTCAGCTGCTCAAACGTCCGCTAATGCACAGTTAGCTGCTGCTCAGTTAGCCGCTGATACTGCTAAGTTCCGTCCTGTAGGTATTACCTCTCGTTTTGGCACATCACAGTTTGGCTTTAATCCTGCCGGTGATCTGGTAAGCGCAGGGTATACATTATCTCCTGAACTTCAAGGCTATCAGGATTTACTGTCTCAGGCAACTAAACAGTCTATCGGAGACACACAAGGCCTCTTGAGCCTAGGTCGTGGCTACCTTGCTGAATCTCCTGAGGCTGTACGTCAACGCTACATTAACCAGCAGACTGCCTTGGTTGCTCCTCAACAAGAGCAAGCATTGGCTGGTATCCGTAACCGTCTATTCCAGACAGGCCGTGGTGGTTTGGCTACAGGTGCTACAGAAGCTGGAGGCTTGGCTGCTACTAACCCTGAAATGGCTGCTTACTACAACTCTCTTGCTAATCAACAGCGTCAGATCGCAGCAGGTGCTGACCAAGCAGCACAACAGCAGACTAACTACGGTTTAGGTTTGTTGTCTTCTGCTTACAGCCCATTCCAGACAGCTCTTGGCTTGCAAGGCACTGTTGAGAACTTGGGTCAGAATGCTCTCACATTGGGTTCTAATTTGGGCGGTCAACAACTTCAAGGAGGGGCCACAGCTGCTCAGGCATTGATGACAGGCGGTACTAATGCTGCTAACACATTGTTCAGAGCTAATTCCTTGAGTCCTACTGCCTCAGCATTGTCAGGTTTTGCTCGTTCTCCTATTGGAGCTGCTGCGGATCAGGCTGTTGTTGATTGGGGTAAATCTTTGTTTAGTTCTGGAACACCTACCTATACAGGAGATACTTCTGCTTACGATTACGCATACGGTAGCGGCTGGTATTAATTAAAGGAAAGACAATAATGGCTACAGATTCTATTATGGGGTTATTCACGACTCCTGAACAATACCAACAAGCTCAACGTGCTCAAGTACAAGCTCAGTTGGCTCAGGAAGCTCAGATGGATCCTTTCCAACGAGTTAACTATTTAGCAGGTATGTCTGGTTACGGTCTAGGTAAGCTTGCAGGTGGCTTGCTAGGCGCTGAAGATCCTCAAATGAGGATAGCTACAGCTCGTCAACAAATCATGGGCAAAGTAAACCAAACAGATCCTAAATCTATGGCTCAAGCTGCTCAAGCATTGAATCAAGCAGGGGATGTTCAAGGGGCACGTGCCTTGGCTCAAGCCGCTCAAGATTTAGAACTAAAGCAGTCTCAAGTTACACGTAATCTTCGTGAACGTCCTGCAGGTATGTCTGAACTAGGTAAACTTCAAGCAGAACGTGCTGATTTGGTTGCTGAGTTTGGAGCTAACGACCCTCGTGTAAAAGAATACGACAATCGGATTACCAAACTAAGTTCTGGTAAATCTATGGGTCAGGAAATCGGTGAAGGCCTTGGCATGGGCTTAGGTCTCATCGGTAAAGCCTTGGGCGCAGGTCTTAAAAAAGAAGGCGAAGAAACAGGGCAGTTTGCTGCTAAAGACTTTAATGCTCTTGGCTCTTCTGTTGCTGCTGGAACAGCTTCTAAACGTAACTTGGCTACGCTTGAAACAGCTCTTCAAAATTCGTTTACAGGTAAGTTTGCTGACTCCAAAGAAAGTGTTATCACTTCTCTGACTGGCTTGGGTATTCCTGTTGGTGATGATTTGAAACAAGCCGCTACAAACAAGCAACTTGTGGACGCTATGGGAACCCGTTATGTCTTCCCGTTGGTTAAGAACTTCCCCGGCTCGTTGGCTGCAAAAGAATTGGATCGTTTGGAAAAGACAGCCCCTAACTCATTACAACAGCCAGAGACAATCACCCGTCTTGTCAACCTTATGAAGGTAGACTTGGCTGAAAACGAGTATACTTATAACCAAGCTAAAAAGTATAAAGAATCTAAAAATTCTCTGATTGGTTTTAATCAAGCTGATTCTAAAATTGAGTTCCAAAATAAAGTTGGACAGTTGCAGAACCTTGTCACAGCTGCCCGTAAGAAAGGCTCTGTATCTAAAGAAGAGAAACAACAGATTGAGTCGTTGAAATCTGAACTCGGAGTTTAATATATGGCTGGTGGTGAATTTGACATTTCTGATCTTCTAGTAGAAGGATCATCGCAAGCTTTAGGACAAAACTTAGACATGAGTAAATCTGTCTTGAGTCCTGATTACCGTCCACGTTCTCCTTTGGGAGCACAAGAGATTGGTGGACTTGTTGGAAGCATCGGTGGAGGAGCTGCTGGAGGTATCGTTGGTGGGCCTCCCGGCGCTGCTATTGGTTCTACGGCAGGGGCTGCTTTAGGTGGAGCTTTAGGTGAAACTTATGAACAGCTTACACGTGGGGAACAAGTAGCACCTTCACGTATCGGCATGGCTGGTCTTGAAGAAGCTGCTTGGGACGCAGGTGGCAATCTTGTGCTTAAAGGCGCAGGTAAGACACTTCGTTTTGGAGCTGAAAAACTAGGTTTCACTTCTAAAGACATTCCTGACGCTAACGCAGCCGCTCAAACATTCTTGCAAAAGTATGGTTCGTCCTTGCCTGAGTCTGCACGTACAGGAAACCAGATGGATGCAGCTTTGGAAGGCTTGGTGTACACCCCTGCTACATTCGATATTTTTAAAGCTAAACAAGCTGAGATTAAAACAGCTCTAGACACAGGCTCTAAAGATATTCTAAAATCTTTGGTCAATAGTCCTGAGTTCGAACAAGCTCTTCGTAGTGGGTCATCTGCACAGGCGGCTTCTGGTGAAGTTCTTCAAAACTTTATTAAGCAAGGCCATGAAGCTCTAAGCCAGAGTGTTAAACCTCTATATGCTGATATTTTTAAAGATGTTAAATCTTCTGTGTCAACATTCCCTATTAAAACATGGGCGACTAAAGAGCTTACAAACCCTGCTGCATTGACTTCAGGTCAAAAGACTATTCTTAACGAGCTTAAAGATTTACCTCCTAACGTAGACTTTCAAACTCTGCATGAGGTTCGTTCACGTTGGTTAGCTGAAAACCGTGATAAGTATTCCTCATCTGTTTCTAGCAATAAAGACTCACGGGCTTCTTCAACAATTTCTGATTTGATTACCAAAATTGATAACGCAATGGATGTATCAGCTGGTAATTTACTTAATCCACAAACTTATAAACAGTATCAGAAAGTAACTAGGACATATCGTGAAGGCATTCAAGGTCTTCAATCTGACGCTATTGTGTCAGCTATGTCTAAGAATCCTGAAGAGGTTGGTGGTTATTTATTTGCAGCGGGTAACGAAACCCCCATTAAAGATTTGTATAAATCAGTAGCGGCTGCTCAGACATTAACAGGTAAATCATCTAAGGATGTGTTGGATTCTTTACGTTTTGGCTATCTTGATGCAATGGTAAACACCCCTGAAAATATGCTCAAGTTTGCTAAAGATTTGGAACAAAACACCAATGTAAAGAACACTTTTAATAAGCTGTTTGCTGGAACACCTCAATATGATGCTATCAAGTCTATGAACGAGGCTGCCAAACTAGGCTTGGTTGAAACTAAAGCTATGCCGGGTCTAAATTATCGTACAGCAGGTGTAGCTCTCAACGTAGCAGGGCCAGTGGCTGCTATTGGTTCCGGATATTACTTCTTATTGTCTCCTGAACAACAGCAACAAGTTAAATCTAATTTGGGAGAGGCTGCTGTAGCCGGTGGTGCTTTCATTATGTCTCAGAGACAGCTTGCTAAGGTAATGCTTGATCCACAAGGCGCACGAGCAATTAAGTATCTTTCTACAGCTAAGGATAAATTAACTTCTCCTTCAGCGTTTACTAAACTGGTGGCTGAGCCTATCACAAACATCCTTAGTGGCGGAGAGCGTCAAGACTTATTCGCACCTACTAAGGGTGAGTTTGACATCAGTAATCTTCCTGTGAAGTAAATGCTTCTCATAATCCTTGCTGGTGCTCTCAAGGCTGTTGAGGCTATCCAGCAGGGTTGTGAGCTATACAAAGAGTATAAAGGTGTAGTCCTACAGGCTAAGGAAACATTCGATGAAGCTAAGGAGCAAGTCGAGGAAGTACTAGGTCTGTGGGAGTTCATCAAGAGTAAGTTATTCTCCGCAGGTTATGAAGCAAATAAGCCTGATATTCACCGCATAAAGAAAGACACTAATGATCCTTCGCCTAAGGTTGAGACAAAGGAGAAACAGAAAGCTCCTAGGGTCACACAAGAGTCACATAGCGAACAAGACATAAAGGCTGACTTAATAAAAAACCTGAAGATCTTCTTTAAGGCCATGATAGCCATGAAGAAGAAGATAACGGATCAGCAGTTAAGGATAGATACTCAGTTTATTGAGCCTGATGAGCTACTAGATTTATCTCTAGACCATGTAGTAGCTTTAAAGGAGATGGAGAAGTTACAGAAGGAAATCAGGGAGACTATGGTCTACCAAAGCCCTCCTGAGTTAGGTGCGCTATATACCGATGTAGTCAATATGTTCGGGATAGTGCAGGAGAAGCAAGAGATTACTCACTTGTTATCAGTTAAGGCGAGAAAGAACGAAGTATTAAAGAAACAGAGACTTATCGCTAAGATCAGGAAGAGAATAGCATGGGTCGTCGTAATGGCTCTAATAGTATTGGAAATATGGGGACTAACAGCAGCGATTCTTCTAGCGAGACAGCCTATGTAAGCTTCCTAGTGTTGCTTACCTTACTGTTTTTTATTATCTTACCTTTTGAATTATATCTGTACATCATAGTAAAGGACGCTGTAGAGGCGTGTAAAAGACCATGAACGACATACTATCAGGATTGTTAAAAGACGTAGCTCCCGGCTTAGCTACAGCTGTTATGGGGCCTATGGGAGGCATGGCAGTTAAAGCTATCGCTTCTAAACTAGGCGTTGAAGACACTGTAGAGGCGGTGGCTGCACACCTTCAGGCCAACCCTGATGCAGCTTTGAAGCTTCGTGAGCTAGATCTTAAAGAATTAGAACTAAACAACGCTAATACAGATAGCGCTAGAAAGATGAACGCTGAAGTCCAGAACTCAGCTAATGCGTCTTGGCTAGCAAAAAACATTGCATATTGTATTGACGTAGTAATCGTTTTGAGCACTATTGGACTTACATATATGTTGATGTCTCAGCAAGTACCCGCAGACAACAAAGAACTAGCTCTTATGGCTTTTGGTTCTCTTGTTACTCTGTGTGGCACTGTTGTGAATTTCCATCGTGGCTCCTCACAAGGCAGCAAAGATAAATCGAAAGGTGTTTAATAAATGAAAGAAACTGTAATCCTCCAGATTGCACTTATGATTGCTAGGACACTGGCTTTTGTAATGATTGCGATGACTGTAACTCTTCTAGGTGGTTTGTTTACCCCTAATGATGTCGTAGATAGTAAAGACATCTTCCCGATTATTGCCCCTGCATTTTCCACGATTGTTGGTGGCTTTATTGGCTGGCTTGCAGCTATCAAGATGAATGGCGATGAGCCTGAGGAGAAGATCGATGCAGCTGAGTGAACACTTTACCCTTGAAGAAGCTACCTACAGTGAGACTGCTGTACGTAACGGTATTGACAATCAACCTTCTACTGTTCAACTTGAGAACATGAAGATTGCAGCTCAGAAGCTTGAGCAACTACGTGCTGTTACAGGCCCTTTGAAGATTAACTCTTGGTTGCGCCTACCAGCTGTTAACGTGGCTGTGGGCGGCTCTAAAGTCTCTTCTCACATGGATGGTTGGGCTATCGACGTATCCAGCTCTAAACTGACTCCTTTGCAGCTTTGCCAAGAAGTACAGAAAGCTGGTATCAAGTTCGATCAGATGATCCATGAGTTTGGTCGTTGGATGCACATTAGCTTCGCACCTGAGATGAGACAACAAGAGCTAACTATCTTCCGTCCTGAGAACAAGTACAAACCCGGTATCTTGACTGAAGAACAATACCATAAGGCGTAATAACAAAAAAGCCCTCGAAAGAGGGCTTCTTAGTTTCTAGGGTTAGTAGAACAGGATTGCTACGTTAAAGAATCCTAGATGGAGAATGATTGCTTGACAGAACTCAAACTCACCTTCATCAGTCTCCACTAGAGCCTCATCCGTGTGGACAATACCTAGTACGAGACCTCCTGACCAGTTCACATCAATAATCATTTAGTTTCCTTTACACTAACAAATCTAGTGCCTACAGGAGGCCATTCATTCTGCTCACTTCTAAATCGAGGGCCTTCAACACCCCAATCTTGAACTACAAAATAATACCTTTCTTCTTCAGGTTCATCTATCTTTATATCGTTCTTTTCAAGAATGTCTAGATAGGCTCTATAGATCTCACTCACACTATTAGGAGCTGTATATACTATCCATTCGTGTATTTCCTTCATCATCCTTTCTTTAGATATTTTTTCAATAGCTTCATTAAGCGCATAAGGATCAATTACCATGTTGCATCCTTTGTGTATTCCATGTAAGGGACTGAACGCACAAGAGGGAACTTCTCTTTGAATGCTTCAATGCTCATATCTTTACCTAACATTACCTCAACATAATCGACACCCTCAGCCTTCAGTTTAGCCTTGAGTGTCTCACATGCTGGACAGTTAGTCTTTGAATAGACTATTGTTTTCATATTTCACAGCCTCCAGCGGTACAGCTCAGGGTTTGAGCACCTTCGACGTTGTCTGTGACTTCACGCATGTTTTCCCAATCGATCGTTGTAGGCATCCCACTAAGAAGAGCATTATACGTATTTTCGTCAATGGCTTCATAGGGAGCTTGACGATAAGTTCCACCGTCCATAGGTAGATACGAGACACCAGTGATTTCATCGAAGTTCTCCCA